CTCTGCTGTGCACCGAGTTTGGCGCAACGGTAGACGTTGCGGACCACTTCGCGGTTGATTTCAGCCAAGATTTCAGTGGACAGAATGTTAGCGAGTTCTGTCTCTGCGTCAAGACCGTGAACAGCCTTGAGGTCTTGGGCGAGTTCAACCGAGTACGAAGCAGCCAACATACGGGTTGCAGCCTGAACGCCGACGCGCTCAATGGTGAACGCCATTTGGCTGGGGGCATTGCCTTCACCAAAGGAGGTGGTTAGAGCCGAACCAGTGGTTAGACCGCTACCAGTGATTGGATTGGTAGCAGTGCCTACGTATCCGAAGAACGGATCAACGCCAGTACCAGGACCAAAGTTGGTGATGTTACCGGTTGCACCACCGCCTGCTGCCGTCGATGCGCTGAAACCGCTAGCGGTAACAGTGCTTGAACCCGAGAAGTTTGCAGCGGGTTCGTTGTAGAAGGCTTCGTCACCGCCTTGAGTGTTGTACTTGCTACGCATGGCAAAGATCAGACCCGTGGGTGCTGTCATTGCCTGAACGCCGCAGATGTCGTATGCCATGAGATTGGGCATGGCGCGGCGAACCAACTGGATAAGAATGGGGTCGTAACCCTTGATGGCACCTTCGCCACCAGCGGCAAGACCGGACATACCAGCACCAACAACGTTGGTTTCAACAAGCATCTGCTCCTTGATTGCTGTCTCTTGGTTTTCCAAGAGGGTGGCAACGGTGGCACGCTTGTGGGCATCAGCGATGGGGGCTAGATCGCTGTGATCTAGGACGGGCTTCCACTTGCGGACAGCCTGCTCGGTTAGGAATTTGTTTTCCATGTGTACTATTTCTCCTGTTTTTTAACAGTCTGTGGTGACTGGATTAACCTTGCGACTTGCTCATTGACCGGAGGTACGCCTCCATGAGCGGGGACAATTCCTCTGAAGCGTCCTCAACCGATTCCGAAATGTCTTCGGTAGCGGGTGAGGAACCCTCCGTAACAGATCCGATAGTCTCAATGTTCTCACGGAGAACACCGAGTTTTTCGGCAAACTGATCGACAGTTTCAAACTCAACATCCTCTGCGAGTCTGCGGAGTTTTTCTACTTCGGTATCAGTTAGACCTTCGGCAATTTCGCGGAAAACGATTTCGCACTGTAGTTGCTCAATCTCTTCCGAAAGTGCCATGTTCTTGTTGACCTGTTCCGAGAGTTCGGCATTGAGAGTGGTGTTCTCGTTCAAAGCCTCATCGAACAGGTCTGTTTTGTCTTCAGGAACGGTAATGTACGACTCGTTGAACAGGTTACGGAGGTTGCCGATGAATTCTTCGGCAATCTCGGTGCGTAGACCGCTTTCAACAGCCAAACGGTTTTCCTGCATCCACTCTTCGACAACGTACGCAAGGTAGTCGTCAATACGCTCAATGAGTTCTTCGGTGACGGCAGCAGTGTGCTCTTCCAAAAGGGTTTCGTACTGCTCTTGGAGTTGGGCTTCAGCAGCGTGGAACCGCTCGTTCATGTGGGCTTCAAAGATGGTTGCAGCCTTCTCCTTGAAGTCCTCTGAAAGTTCGGTGCCGCTGAACAGAGCGTCAAGGTCTTCCTTCTTCATGCTGACCGAAGGAATCTTGGTTTCTGCTTTGGCGTCACTCTTCTTGGCTTTGATGGTGCCCATGTTCTTGCCGCTAGCGTCGCCGGTTGGTTCAGCAATCTGTGCGGTCTTGCCGTTGGCAGTCTTGTACAGTTTTTCACTGGCGTAGTCTGAAGCCGACTCTTCCATCTTCTTCTTGAACTTGGCTTTGAGGAAGGCAGGCATCTTGCCCTTCTTGCCCTTGCCTTCGTCTTCGCCGTCTTCCTCTTCGTCTTCGTCTTCGTCTTCGTCTTCTTCAGACTCCTCGTCCTCGTCTTCGTCTTCGTCCTTGGCTTCGTCAATGGCTTCTTCGTCAAGGATTTCTTCTTCCTCGACTACGTCAAAGCCTTCGCCGTCCTCACCGTCCTCAACAGTGTTCTCGTCCTCGTCGCCAGGACCAGGACCATCAACTTCGGCATCTTCTGCCATGAAGGATTCGCCTAGAACAACCTTTCGGATTACATCTTCTATCTTTTCGTTTGCCATGACTGGGTTCTCCTTGGTTCTATTTATGTATCTCTGTTAGAGTCTTGAGATGAAGTCTTTGAATACGCGCAGTGCCTGCTCTTCCAGTTTGTGAGTAGGCGTCTTTTCGATTGCTTTCTTGTACCCTTCAATCACTACCGGCTTGAGAACTCCGTTGTCCCAAACCCATTCCCGTCCCTCCATGATGCCGTTCACGAACGCGTTGGGAGCCGAAGGATCCGCAACCACGTCCACCGCAGCAAGCATGAAGTCTTCCTGTACCACATTCACCCCGTCCTGTTCCTTTAGGGAACCCATGCCACGGGACGAAACGCCCAGTTTCACGCCCTCGTCAATCAGATTGCGGACAATCTTGCCGTATGGGGTGTCAAGGATCTTGGCTTTGCCGTACACATCGTTTCCCTCAAGGCGCAAGTCCTTGATAAGGTGGGACACGCGCTCAAGGTTTACGGTTGGACCTTCGGGGTGACCCAGTTCACCCATTGCGCGACTGGTCTTCACGTACTCCTTGTTGTACCTATCCAGTTCCTTTTCCATGACAGGCATGGGGTACACGCGACCGTTGCGATTCTTCGCTTCAGCCTGCATGAACACGCCTTCAATAAAGTAGTGCTTCTGACCGTCTTTGGTTTCGGTCAGAATGTTGATGTCCTGAACTGTTTCGGTGATGAGTTTCATGGGGTTTTCTTCGACTTTCGTGTTTCAAACCACTTCTTCAACGCCTTGTCTTTCTTTTTGGCAGCAGCCCGAGCCTGTTCCCTCTTGGAGTCTACATCACCATGCTCGGCTTCTTCCCTCATGCCGAACGCTGCGGGCGGCAAGCCCTTCTTCCTCGCCTTGGCTTGAACTTTGGCTTTCATTGCGGCTAGGACTGGCTCAAGACGCTTCGCTTTTTCGGGGTTTGTATTGCCTGCTTTGGAGCCGTATTTTGCCTTGGCGTGGGCAACGGCAATACGCTTATATTTGGCGACTCCTGCTTCATCCAACTGCTTGGCTGCATTGAACACTGCCTCTGCAACACCGTGACGGGCTTCATTCAGGGCAAGTGATGCCTTGGTGTACAAGGCAGAGAACACGCCCTCTTTCAGAGCAGCGTAGTCCTTCATCAGCAGTGCCTTGACAATTTTTCGGTTGGTGTCCATGAGCGTCCTTTCGTGACAGATTATTTAGTTCTCGTCTGCGTTTGACTGGGTTTCTGTGGGGTGCGTATCTTGAGGATCTGCAAGAATTTCATTTGAAATAATCTGCTTTTCCCGTGCCAACCGCTCCCGTAGCCGCTCTGCAAGGCTGTTGTGGATGGCTGTTTTGAACTCTGTATACGACAAATCTAGTCCGTCCATGCTGTACTCCTATCAGTCGTTGAGGTCTTCTTCGTCTTCAGGAACAATTTCACCAATGGTTACTTGTGGACTGCTGCCACCTGCTGCGGGTGCAGGAGCAGGTGCGGGGGCTTGTGCTTGGGCTTCAGGTGGTGGAGCCGCGCCCTCTGGTGGCGGTGCGCCTTCAGGCGAAGCAATAACTCCGCTCTCCTGTTCCTCTGCAATCTGCTTGTCAATCTGCTCAACATCGTCCTCGGTTTGACGCAGAATGTGCTTGCGAACCCATTCGCGGGAGAAGTACTTGCCAATAAAGTCTTCTGCGTCACGGCACGCAAGCAGCCGCTCTTTGAGGATTTCGTTCTCTTTCAGTTCGCTGAAGTGGGAGTCCTTGATGAACTGGAACTGGAGTTTGCCCTCCATGTCTGCCCACTCGTTTTCCTTGATGATGCCCTTCAACACCAACTGGACACGCAGCAGTTCAAGGAACAGTTCAGAGAACTTCATACGGAGGCGTTCAATGAACTTGAAGAACTTTACTTCGTCGCGCGAGATTTCCGATGCGCGACCCAAGTTGAAACCACTGGACTCTTCCAGTCGTGACGACGGCACGTTCAGTGCTTGGAATAGTTTCTTTTGGAAGTACTTTACGTCGTCCATTTCAGACAGGTTCTGACCACCCTGTAGTGTGCTGATTTCAGTGCCCTTGCCGCCTTCACGACGGGGCATCCAAAAGTCCTCAAGCATAGACAGGTGCTTCCGACTGTCTGCTATCTCACCTGTGTTGGGATCGTACATGAGTTTGTTGCGGTAGCGGTTCATCAACCCACGCACGTACTCTTCTGCCTTTTGCTTGGGCAGATTGCCAACGTCCACGTAGAACACACG